GAGTAAGCTATTTTCGTCCCTGCTGCATATATACAAAGGTCTGTCCCGTTTATAATTCCCGCTGTTACTGCCATTTCGTTTTATTTTAAATCGTTAATAACAGGCAGTCAACTTTTTAGGTATGAGCAGCCTTTGTGAGTACTCCGGTTCCTACGAAGGAGGCTGAATATGTTACACTATCCTCATTCGGTGCATCCATGTCAATAGACTTAATATAGCCCTCACCATGCCAATAGGAATCTCCGCTTGTTCCGGTCATCATTTTAAGATGTACCTGGGTGCGGTTTACTACCAGGTCTGTAAGTTCATCGAACTCATACCCGGAAGCATCAAAAGCGACCATGCCGTCACAGGATACCTCCCAGCTTCTTTTACCTTCGGCATTGGTCTGCCACCCGTTGTCATCCTTTGTGAATGTATCCCTCTCATCATGGTTAAGGGTTAACTTACATGAAGTTGACCCGGCTATTGCTTCACCATCTACATAAAGAAGGAAATTCTTTCCATTTACTACTGTTGCCATTTGTTTAAGTATTAAGTGTTCGTATTAAGTATTCTGTAATCGTTATATATTTCTTTAAATCGTTATCCCATTCAGTATTTTGGTCCACGAAGTAAGCTGAATTAATATACACCGTCCCGGCAGTTCCTTCATATTGGTCCAGGATTGTACGGATAGACTTTGCAGCCGTTTGAGCCAGTACCCTTGTTTCTGCATAAACGATAATAAATACCGTTGCATCATCAGCCCAGCTAACTTCCTGTTTCACCATATCAGGCTCTACCCTTATGGTATCATATACAGCGTATGTCCCCGAAGTATTCTGGGGGGCAACCGTTGGGTATATTGCAACAGTTGAATTAATCAAACTGTATAAAGCCTTGCCTATGTCCGAAACAGCGTTACTCATAATCGGTTAATTCTCTCCTGTATCATCCTGTTCATGTCGCTTTTTATTCCACTTTTCACCCCTGCTTTAGTTGCGTTCCATGCCCTGTCTATAAATGGGTCTGGGGTTTCCCCCTTGCCAAATCCACCAATAGGAAAGTGTTCATACCAGGGGTTCCATTTGCCCTTAAACCGGGGCCTCACCCACACGGTTGGATACTTACCCTTCCGACTTGCAATAATTCCAATACTCGCTTTTAGGTGTCCGGCAGGGTGAGAACGTGAAGGATATTTTTTAGACTTTGAACCAAAATCAGATAAAGGGGCTTCAAATCTCATTTTCTTCTCAACAGGTTTAGCTTGTTTGCGTAATACAGCCCGAAATATCTTATCTTGAACAGACGTTGAAAGCATATTAAACTGCTTACGAGCCTTTCTAATATCCTCCGGGTTTGCCTTTATTTCAATCGCAATCATCAGTACTTTTTCTCTGCCGTTATTTCCAGCCTTCTTTTCCTATCTGGTTTTTCAATCGTTACAATATCGTAGTATTCCGTATCAAATAGTATCTGCATAGCTTCCGTTACATCGGTTCTGAATCGTATCGTAAACATCACCCTGTTAGAAGCTGTTACCTTGTCCCCTTCCGTATCCTCACCGCCACCAACCGGGGTTATCTTAGCCCAAACCGTAGCTAATATTGCAGGGGTTTCAACCGACTGCCCCATACTATCCCTTGCCGTTGTAGCTGTGTATATTACTACCCTCCTATCTAAATCACCTGTTCTCAAAACGTAAACAATCTATATGGGTTCATTAAATATTCAGAGCCTTTAGGTAAATCGTTTACCATAGTCCCGGTAATTACTTCCTCCCGGTTCTCGTAAAGGTGCCCTATGATTAACAACATAGCAGACTTTAACGGACCTGGAACCAAAGCAGCCGAAGCATAACCCGCCAGAAACCGTATTTTAACATCATTGGTAAACCCCCTGTTAGTAGGCCACGATTGGTCATAAGCAAGTATAATTTTATTCGGTTCGTTGCTTTCATCAAGGGTGTAAACGGTGTTAGCAAGGGTTTGCTCTACGCTGTCCGCATCATAATACTTAACCGAAGTGATAGACTGCACGGGGGTCTTTTCTAACGAGTATTCCGTTTCTGAAAAAGAATCCATTTGCAACTCCCAGGTTTGGTCAAGTAATGCCCTCCGGGTGTACTCCTCTACCATTTGCCTTGCAGTTGGTATCAAAGTGTCCTCAATCCAGGTATCCTCGTCTGTGTCGGCTGTTTCAATCTTCAGGTGTAACTTAGCTTCAGCTAACGTAATCGGCTCGGATGTCGGTGCAGTTATCAGTTTCATTTCATCTTATTTTAAGTCCTCGCTTCCTCTGCCTTTGGTTTTGCCCTTGCCACAATTACAGCCTTCTTACGTCTGCGGGGTTTCGGTATCTTCTCCGATTTACCCTGCTTTTTCGGCTTATGGATAACGTCTGCTTTAGGGAACTCGTAATCATCAGCGTACTCCGCTAATCGGTTCTTTACCCAATATTCCGTAACCTTTTTTTTGAGGTTTATAGTTTCCCCTTTACGGATTTTCCCGGCTGAAACTCTGGAAATAATCTTTACCATTCGTTTTAGGTTTAGGTGGGATTAGGAGGGGTTGCCCCCTCCCGTTGCCACATTACCAAATCCACGCTAAAGATTAAGTAGCTCCGCAGACCAGTTTTTTGATAGGATTTGTCCCTGCATTTAATGCATGAGAGCTTGACCTTGTATAGGCCACAAATCCAATCAAAAGGTTGGCCATGTACAGCTCGTTCAACCGTACAAGGTTGTACCCTGCCACTCTCCTTATGATGAACCTTTTGAAATCTCCGAATAACATGATAGTGTTTCCACTCCCCAGAGAAGCCATTTCATCATTAATGATATAAGGACGGCCCTCGATTGTATCAGGCTCACCTACTCTCATTGAAGGCTGCCAAAGCGGTCTTGCATCTGCGGTCCCGATTTCAAGCAATTTCAATGATTTCAGAAGCAAGTCCTCCATCATGAAAGTACCGTTTTTACGGTAGTCTGCATTGAGGGAATGATACAGCCCTACAATGTTATCCCGTGTTGGTCCGGCAATCAATGAAACTTCACCTGAATCAGAGGCATTAGTAACAACCCCTTCGGGCTGACTTGACCCGGTCCCGGTAGTGAAATACTGATTTTGAATCCTGCCAATCCTTTCAGCCAACGCTTCAGCTATAATCGTTTCAATTGGTAAAGCGGAATCCTGAAGCAACTGAACCGAAGCCTTTATAACATCGGAACTCCACAGATAGTCCTTCAACGTAACTGAACCAAAAGTTAGCCCGGTTGCAGTTAAAGCCCCTTCTTCAGCCAATAGTCTACCCTTATTGCTGGTGTCGTCCATTGTAGGCCAGGGAATGTCACCGCCTGTATTGGTTGTTAACACACGGGCAAAGTCCCAGATTTTAACATAAGGAAGCATAGCCTTTTCCAGCTCTGCCTTGAATCCTTCAGGGACCAGATAACCACCCTGGGCATCTGTTCCAACGGTCTGGTTAGCTCTTTGCTCCAGAACTTCCCGGTTAGCTGGTTTCATTTTAGCGTCACCGTTCAAACAGTAATCCCGGAAAGCGTCACTAACTTTCCTTTTCTCTTTCTCTGGGTCTGTTTTGGTTTCGATTTCAATGAACTCAAGCCTTTCCTCCTCCTCTTTGTTGATAGCCTCCTGTCGTTGAAGTGTATCAACATCTTTTTTAAGGGCTTCCTGTTCCAAGTCCAGTTTATCCCACCGGGTCTGCTCATCTTCCGCTAACCCTCTGTTCTCCGCTTCGGCCTTGCTAACGATTTCTTTCATTTCATTGATAAGGCCACCACGTTGCTCTAATTTGTCTTTTAGAATTTTCATTTTTGTTAATGGTGTTGGTTAATATTCGCCTCTCACAAGGCCGTTTCTATCTCAAGTAATCTCGTTCTTTCTTTATATGTACCCAGGTCATCATCCGGGCTGTCATCTGGTTTGGGTTTCTCTTTTGACTTTTTGTATTCGTCAAACTCTGAGCGGAGGCTAACGTTATCATCCGGGTAAGCCGGATATGTTACCGGGGATAAATCCCGCATCATAGAGAATTTAGTTACCTCCCTTAATACGGTCCCATCCTCCTCCTCTCTCCAGTTTACCCCATCAGGAGCAACCCGGAAAGCAAACGAAGTGCCATCTATATCCCCCCGCTTTACTTCCTCCTGTATATCTCTGCCTACTGTGGTATTAGGTAAGTCAATTTCATACCCCAGGTTGCCCTCTTTGTCAAGTTTCATCCGTAGGGTTCCGCTTTTTGTCCGGCCTAATATCAGGTTTTCATCATGGTTTTTCAGCCCCCTGACATCATTATCCAGAATATTATCGAATACTCCGGGCATCAATACCTCCCGGAAGCCTCCCAGGTCAACACTTCTCACATTGACTTTTACCAGCCCGTTTAATTGGGTTGGCTTTCCTTCCTCTGCTCTCAACTCTACCGTAGCTTCAAAAGACCTTTTTTCTATCTTACTCATCTGTATTTATGTTTTGTTTTTGTACCTGTTCCAGCGGAGCCATGTTGACCATAACTAAACGGCTGTCCCCTTCCGGCCCTATCTCGTTTTTATCTTCTAACTCCCGGACCTCGTTAATAGAGTAAACCCCTATCCGGGTCATTATCTCAAAGTATTCTGCTCTGCTCTTTGCATCCCCCCGGAGTAACCCGTTGAGGTTGCACTTAACAAACATCCTACCCCTTTCAGATTCCTTAAATAGCTTCCGGTTAAATTCCTGTTCAAACCTCATACACCAGGGCAACATAGTATAGGTTACAAACTCAATCCCCTGGTGTTCAATATTGTTGTTGGTTGACCTTTCAAGGTCTGCAATCATGTGAGGCGGGACCCTGAAAATACGGGCTATCTCGTTAATCTGAAACTTACGGCTTTGGATAAATTGGGCAGCTTCAGGAGGGATAGCTTTTTGTGCATACTTCATTCCCTCCTCTAATATTTGTACCCCGTGTCGGTTGCCCTGTCCTGTGGTTTTCTCCTTTAGTGATTCCGATAAGTGTTTATATGCTTTATCTGAAAGTTTGCCAGGGTGTTCAAATACCCCCGTTAAACTTGCTCCGTTCTTAAAGAACTCCGAACTCCAACGCTGCATAGCTAACCCCAGCCCTATACTGTCTGCTGCTATATCTATCGGGCTTTGTCCTATGATACCGTTATACGATAAGCCAGGTACATGAATCATATTAACGCCCTGTATATCCCTGTCTTTTGTCTGCCCGTCTGCCTTTTTAACTTCATAGCGAAGTCTGCCGTTCTTAAATAACTTCGGCTCAACCAATCCGGGATGTATAGGAATTAACTCTTTAGGTACATGGTCCCCGCCCCGTTTGATTTCTGCATAAGCATTACCCCAGCCCACAGCATGAGCCATAAGGGTTTCATAGAACGTAAAGGCAGACATTAAAGGGTTAGGTTCTGAATGAACCAAGTCATATATTTTATGGTCCGTAGCTGGGAACTTCTTACCGTCCTCCAGTTTAATAACGTGCTTTGGGATAGAGGCCATTGTTTCCCCTAACACCCGGATACAAGCGTAAACAGCAGAAAACTTTAGGGCCGTTTCCTGGTCCACTTGCTCCCCGGAAAGGGCTTTACTGCCTCCCCAGAAGCCTTCAGTTAACCACTTGATGAAATTAGAAATAGAGGACTGTGGGTAGTCTGTCCTCTGTTCACCTTTTTGGCGGGTAATCTCAAACGATAATCGCATAGGCAATATAAAAGTGTAAAATTAATACCTCTATTGCCTGATACTATGTACCAATGGTACATTTGTTAGAAAAGAGTTTTTAACACTCCCTCAATGATTCTTATTTAGATGAGGGAAGGGAACATCTGGAATAGGGACATTCAGGAACTCGCATAACTCTTTCCAGCCGTCCCCATTTTCCCAACAAACTACAAGACAGTTAGGGAGTTTTGAGCATACGTTAATATGATGGGTGTATATATCCATCCACCAAGATTCTGGATACCACGACCCATACATATCCAATCGCTGTTTGTATATCCCTTGCCCCATTGTATGTTTTTTATCCCATTTTATTACACTTTGTAGCCAAGTTAATGAATCTTTACGGGTTGTAAGTATCAACTTCCCGTCCCACTTCGGAAGGAAATGTACATAGTCCCCGACCTCCGCTTCAACCCCTAATATCTCAAGGGCTTTCTTTAGGGTAGTGGTTCCTGTTTTAGGTAGTCCTATTCCGTAAATCATACCGCTTTATTA